ACAGCTAGTGTTTCATTAACAGGTGAGTTATTAACATCCGCTCTTGGTACAGTAGATCCTGGTCCTGACGCCAATGTAACTGGTCAACAATTAACTACTACATTAAATAGTGTAGATATAGACATAACTGTTGTAGCTGTTGTAACAAGTCAGTCATTAACATTAAGTCTTGGAGATGAAACAGTTGAATTAAATACTCCTGTAAATGTAACAGGTCAAAATTTAACAACAGCCTTAAATTCAGTTACAATTACTACAAATACTCCTGTAAATTTAACAGGAAATAACTTGACAGGAACAACTGGTCAATTATATGTAGGTGCTTGGGCTCCTGTAGACACTGGACAATCCATAAATTGGACAGAAGTAGCGGCATAATATAGAGGTTGTATTAATTGACAAAAACTGATAAATATTTTAATAAGAACAAAATAAGGATTTAAATGGCTACAATATACTCATCAGATCTTAAGCTATCAATAATGGCAACTGGCGAAAACGCTGGTACATGGGGTCAAATTACAAATACAAATTTATATATTATTCAACAAGCAATCGCTGGTTATCAATCACTAGCAGTTAACGCAACAACAGGTTTAACTCTTACATTTACAGATGGAGCAATTTCAACTGGTAAAAATGCAGTTATTAATTTAACTGGAACATTAACTGGAAACGTAAACGTAACTGTACCAGATGCGATTGAAAAAACATATTTAGTAAACAATCAAGTAACTCAAGGTACTTTTACTTTAACTTTTAAAACTACTTCAGGAACTGGAATTAAATTAGCACAAGGAAATCGTTATGTAATTTATGCCGATGGAACAAATGTAAATTTAATCAGTATGGAACAAGTTTGGAGAACAGTTTCTGCAGCAGCAACAGTTCAACCAGGATCTGCAATATTAGCAAACACAGCTACAACTTCTTTCACATTAACATTACCGGCTTCTCCTGTAGCAGGAGATATTGTATCTGTAGTTGATGCTGGATATACTTTTGACACCAAGCCTTTGACTATTGGAAGAAATTCAAGTAATATAGCAAACGACGCCTCTAACTTAGTAGTCAATACTGAAGGCGCTGGATTTACTCTAGTGTATTCAGGTGATGCAACAGTTGGTTGGACATATAGGGATAAATAATTATGGCAAATTACGAAGCAACAAGATACGATTTTGATGGTGCATTTTTAACAGGTATTCAAGGTGTGAATACTGGAATAGTTGTTCCTTGGGGTTCAGCTTCAATTCCATCTGGGTTTTTATTATGTGATGGTACATCTTATTCAACAACAACTTATGCTGCATTATTTGCAGTCATTGCTTACACATACGGTGGATCAGGTGCGAATTTTTTAGTTCCAGATTTAAGAGATAGAACAATTTGTGGAGTTAGTTCAGCAAATTCTAAAACTTTAGCACAAGCAATTGGTGCAAATACAGTTACACCAACTGGAAACATTGCAGGTTCAACGGGTGCTACAACTTTAACAACAGCTCAAATTCCATCTCATGCTCATAGTGGGGGTCTTGCAGGTGGTGGTGCTAACCCCGGAGCTTATATGGCAGCTAGTTCCATGACTACAGGTAATACTGGTGGTGGACAATCACATGATCACACTTTATCGGCTAACTTTACAGGTTCAGCAAACTCAGTTCTTCAACCAACTCTAGTATTAAACTATATTATAAAAACTTAAAGGTAGATTATGCATTTAACAGTTATACCAAGCGATAAAGCAATTTATTTAGAAACGTCTGATACTCAGTTTCCAAATAGACGCTGCCATGTCATTGATAATGATTCTGAGTTTTGGAATAATGTAGATTCTAGAATACTTGCAATTCAATATCATTCGGATGGATTAAAACAAATTGAATATAAAAACCCAAGAGAAGATGTTGTAATTACAGATGTAATAACTGTTCAAAAATACGTTGATAGATTTAATCTAACTGAACAGACTTACCAATCTCAACTTTCTTGGGATAATAATAATGTTGAAAAAGAAACAAGAGAACAAAAAGTTACAAGATTAGGTCCAAGACCTTAATTATTTATAACTAATCCAAGAAGTAACGATATATTTTTCTCCACTTAATGGAGGATTGCCTCTATGTACATATGGAAATCCTGCGGGCCATATTACAATTCTACCTTTAACTGGTTTTACTCTTTGTGATTGATATAAAAATTCAGTTTCTCCACCTTCCTCAATGGTATTTAAATATATTGTATATGCCAAAACTCTTTCTTCACAATCATTTCCTTTAGCATGTTCAACATGCCAAACATGATATCCTTGAGTAGGTAATGTTTTTTGTATTTTTACATGATCAGTAATTAATTCACCACTATCACAATATTTTTTTAAGTTTGTTTCAGTGTAATAATGTTTTAATGCTATATCAAAATTAACCATCAATAATTTTAATTTATTAATATTAAATTCTAAGTCAGTAAGTATTTCTGGCGATGCTGTTAAGGACATATCTTGTTTTATATCTTGTGTAGCACCTTCAAGTGTAAATCTTGAAAATACCTTATTGAATTCTTGATATTTTTTGAATAACTCTATTGCTTGATCACAGGCTTCATCTGGAATATACCCATCATAAATACCAATAAAGTCTTTAATACTACTTTTTCTCTCTTGCATCACTTATATCCTTAATTACCTTTTTAGTTTTCCAATCGGCTTGTTCTATTAAATTTGAAACTAAACAATATCTTGTTTTAGTTTCTTCTTCAACTTTACCAACCCCATGTAATATATTGGGTGGAAATATGTAATATGCTCCTCTTTTTGGCATAATTGTCATTTTAAGTTCTGGTAATATTAATGGAGCTCCTTCAGTTAAATATAAAATTAAATGATGATCTTTATGAGTATGCATTGCAACGCTATCTCCTTTTTTAATTTCATTACCCCAAGAATCGTAACTCATCTTTTTATCGTACCAATTATTTCTATTGAAAAATGGATTTGAGTTTTGATGTTTATTAACTACGTAATCTATAAATCTTGTAAATTCTGGTTTATCATTAAAAAATCCCCATGGAGTTTTACCACCATAAACATTTGTAAGTTCTGTTGTATCTAAATTTTGTGCAATCATTGTACACATATTCATCATATCAACAACGTTATCATAAACACCATGTGATATTTGAATTGTCCTTGGGTAAGTGACAACCATACTATGTGAAAAATTCTCTTCTTGTTTTATTTCATCTAAGGTTATCATTTTATAAAATTCTGTATTGTAATTCTTGGAATATAATTTACTAATACTGGATTTACTTTGTGCTGTAAAGGTGTTTTTACGATAACCAAAGAATTACCGATAACTGGTATATATCCGTTTTGACCATTATGTGTAAACATAAACTCACCTCCCCAATTTTTATTCCATCTTTTATTTAAATAATAAGTTACACCATATTCTATGTGACCATCTTCATGCCAATTTATTCCAGAGTTTTTACTCATTAAATGAATTAAAAAATTAAAACTTTCATTAAAGTTTTTTATTTTTATAAAGGGTTGATGTAATAATAATGTTTTGTAAAATTTAAAATAATTTTCATGGATTTGAACTTTTTTAGGTGTTTCTAAATTATCCAACAAATTTTTTTGCCATGATTTAGACGCTTCTTCTAAATATTTAAGTTTTTTTACTTCCTTAAATATTTCATTATGAATTCTTTTATATTCATGGTTAGGCAAAAAATTTTGTATATAAAATAATTTATCTTGTAAATTATATATTAGTTTCATTTTTAATTTCCTGTCTAATTTTTGTTGCAGATATTTCTTGTATTTCTTTTGGTAATACAATTTCTTCTATCTTGTAACCAACGTCTCTACCATAACATATGTTGGTAATATTAGGTACTTTGATAACATCAAATTGACCAACGTAATCTTTTAATTTTTCTTCAATACGTTTTTTTATATCTTCAAATACAAATGGGTTATTATCTGTTTGTGGCATAGATCTAACCATAATAACAACCTGACCTGTCTTCTTTAATATTTCCTTAAATAAAGCTAAATGTCCCTCGTGAAATGGCTGCCATCGTCCAAGCATCTGTGCTGTTGGTTTAGAGTAGTCTATCATGTATCTCTTTTATTATGTTATCGTAGTTAAAATCTTTTATCTCAAACTCTACTTTTTTAGGTTTTTCAAATACTTTATTTGTATCTTCAAATCTTCCTTTATCAATTGTATTCATCCAAATTTTTATATCATAAAAAGATCTATAAGATTCAAATGGACAAACAAAATCTATAACAACATGGTTAACTGCAAGATCACACATAGTCATCATACGATTCGCTTGTCGTCTTCTACCCGACTCTGTAAAATCCCAATCTTCAAATAACTTTCTAATCTCATCAGCGTTGAAGTGGGGTATCTTTTTATTCTCAACTAATTTTTTTGCAAATGTAGTTTTACCTGATCCCGGTAATCCAAATATTAATATCTTCATGTTTTATAAAAGTAATCGTAAAACCATTTAAAATTTGTCTCTATATAATTAATAGATTCTTTATTTAAATTGTTTTTATTATCTATTTGTTTTTCAACTTTTTTAAAATGTCTAACTTTACCATAGGGAATATGACTTAAAGGATAATCATAAGATATATTTATATTATCTAAATCATGTTTAAAATATTTTTCATTTAAAAAATCATATATTTTTTTTAACTCTAATTTAGGATTTTTTACAAATTTTTCATAACATACAAAATGATAGTTTTTGATATTTTTTTCTTCAATAATTCTATTGATTCCTGTAAGAGGTATTTTTAAAAAATCCACATCGAAAAATTTAATAACTCTTTGTAATTGTTTATTATAAGGAAGATATTGATAAAAATTATCAGGAAATGTTTTGTTATAATCTACTTTATTTACATAGATATTTTCTAATGAGTTAATAATAGATTTTAAATCTTTAATAAAAATTATCATTTTACCTTCAAAAATATTTTCTAAATTTTCTAAGTTACCCAACCAGTTTCTATTATCATCTATATAGACTGAAGCGTCTTTATTTAAACCTTGTGCCCAACCACTCAGTCCTTGATTTAAAAAAGTTTTTATACACTTTTCAAATGTTTCTACATTTCTGTTTCTTACGGTTTCTTTTATGAATAAATCAGATTTAGTATTATTTATAACATCAACAAATGGTGAGTAGGGGTATATAGTTATCTTATTATTTTGCGATAAAATATTTTTAATCATATTTGAACCGCTTTTTGGAAGACCTCCACTAAAGAACAATTTCATAAATTCTGCGTTGTATAATAGCAAAAAGGCGTATATAATTCAAGTTATGCCATTAAAGAAGATATCGCTTAAAGCTGGATTTAATAAACAAGATACCGCAACTGCCGCTGAAGGTCAGTGGATTGATGGTGATTTTGTACGATTTCGTTATGGATATCCTGAAAAAATAGGCGGATGGCAAGAATTATTAAATAAAGAACTAGCAGGAGTTGCAAGAGCGCAACACACTTGGACAGATTTAAGTGGAAATAAATACGCAGCAATAGGTACTAATAAATTATTAGTTATTTATTTTGAAGGCGCATATTATGATATTACTCCACTGGGTACAACATTAACTAGTGCTACTTATACATCAACAACATCATCTGCAACTGTTACTATTACTAAATCAAGTCATGGACTTGCAGTTGGAGATTATATTAAATTTACAGCAGCAACAACACCAGGACCCACGACAACAAGTTATACAGCTGCAAATTTTACAACAAATATTTTTGAAGTAAGAACAGTTCCAAATGTTAATACTTTTACACTTACAATGCCTGCAGTTGAAACTGGAACAGGTGTTACAACTGGTGGAACTTTATCTTTTGCTCCTTATGTAAATATAGGACCGATTGCCCAAACTTATGGTTATGGATGGGGAACTGCAACATGGGGATCTTTTGGTGGTGGAGTCGGTTGGGGTGAGGCAAGTAGTTCAGCTACTGTAGTACTATCACCAGGTAACTGGTCATTTGATAATTTTGGACAAATATTAGTTGCTACAATTAAAAATGGTAAAACATTTTCATGGAATCCATCAACTGCAGGTGCATTAAATATTAGAGCAACTGCAATATCTGGATCTCCAACTGCATCTGTTATGACAATTGTTTCTGACAGAGATAGACATTTAATTGCTCTTGGAACTGAAACAACAATTGGAACTACATCTTCACAAGATCCGATGTTTATAAGATTTTCAAATCAAGAAGACTTTAATACTTGGGCACCCACTGCAACAAATACTGCAGGAACATTTAGACTAGATACAGGAAATTATATTGTAGGAGCTGTACAAGGTAAAGATTATATATTTATTTTAACAGATCAAGCAGCTTATGTGATGCAATTTGTTGGTCCTCCTTTTGTATTTTCAATTAGACAGGTTGGCACAAACTGCGGATGTATTGGTCAACATTCAATAGTCTTTGCACAAGGTGCAATATTCTGGATGGGGTTTGGTGGAGGATTCTTTGTCTATGATGGTACTGTTAAACAATTACCATCTCTTGTTGAAGATTTTGTATTTACAACGGGTGGAGATAATTTAGGGATAAATTATAACGCTGCAGACATTGTTTATGGATCTCATAATAGTTTATATAATGAAGTAATTTGGTTTTACTCAAGCGCAGGAGAATCTCAAATAAATAGATCAGTAGTTTATAACTTTGTTGAAAACACTTGGACTACAATGTCACTTGCAAGAACAACTTATTCAGATGCTCAAACTTATGATAAACCTTATGCTACCAAATATTTACCAACGACTACTCCAACGTTTCCAACTATTAATGGTGTAACTAATACGTATGGAGCTTCAGAATATTATGAACATGAAGTTGGTGTTAATGAAGTAAGTTTCACAGGAGTTAAAACAGCTATCCCTGCATACATTGAATCTGGAGATTTTGATTTAGATATAGAGGGAGATGGTCAGTATTTAATGAAGATAAATAGATTTATACCGGACTTTAAAATACTTACAGGAAATGCTAAAGTAACATTATTGTTAAGAGATTATCCATCTCAAACACAAAATAGTCAGATGTTAGGACCTTATACTGTAACTTCATCTACAACTAAGATAGATACTAGAGCAAGAAATAGATTAATGAGTATTAAAGTTGAAAATGAATCTACAGACGAAAACTGGAGATATGGTTTATTTAGAGTAGACATTCAACCTGACGGAAGAAGATAATGGCAAAGATTACAGTAAACGTACCAGAACCAAGTCAAGAGTATTCACCTGATAATCAAAGACAGGTTCTACAATCATTGGAGACATTAAAAGATCAATTAAACTTTTCTTTTCAAGAAGATCTAAAACAAGATCTTCAAAGATTTACATGGTTTAACATGAGGTTTGGCTGCTAATGAGTTGTGAAAATATTAATGTTACTACACAACCAGTAAGTATCAATGGAACAAATGTAGATGCATTTGGAAGATTAAGAACATCTCAACCTTATTCATTATTTGATTCTCAAAATAGATATGCAATAGATAATCAATTTGACACTTCTACTGCAACAGGAGGATCCACAACATATTTAGCAAATGAATCATCTGTTAGATTAGATGTAACAACTGCATCTGGTGCTGAAGTAGTTAGACAGTCTTATAGATCAATGCTTTATCAACCTGGTAAAAGTTTATTAGTTCTTGCAACATTTGTAATGAATACTCCTAAAGCAAACTTAAGACAACGTTGTGGATACTTTGGAACTCAAAATGGACTTTATTTTGAATTAACAGGTGCATCACCTGGAACTAAAGCATTTGTTTTAAGAACTTATATTGGTGGATCAGTAGACAATACAACAAGAAGAGTTGAACAAGCTAACTGGAATGGTGATAAATTAGATGGAACTGGACCTAGTGGACTAACATTAGATTTAACAAAACCACAAATTCTATGGATGGATTTTGAATGGTTAGGTGTTGGTAACGTTAGATGCGGATTTATTATTAATGGACTTTATATAATTTGTCATACTTATCAAACTGCAAATGTTACTGGAACTTCTGTTTATATGACAACAGCAATACTTCCTGTAAGATATGAAATAACAAATACTGCAGAAACAGCGTCTTCTTCTTCAATGAAACAAATATGTTCGTCCGTTATGTCTGAAGGAGGATTAGAACCTACTTCAATAAATCATGTTGCACAAAGAACCACTGCATTAACAGGTATTGGAACAACATTAGTACCATTAGTTTCTATTAGACTTGCATCAACTGCATTAGGTGCAATTGTATTACCAAGTTCACTTAAAGTTTTACCAACTAGTGCGGATGATTTTGAAATACAACTTGTTAAAAATGCAACATTAACAAGTGCTTCTTATTCTGCTGTAGCAAGTGATGCTAACGTTGAATATGATGTTGCTGCGACTGCAATGACCGGTGGAACTATTGTTCAATTAGATTATGTTGCTTCTTCTGTTTTAGGAAACGTTCCTTTAAATGAACCAGGATCATTTAACTGGGATACTCAATTAGGTGCCTCTATTAGTGGAACAAGTGATGTATATACTCTTGGAGCTAGAACAATAACTGGCACAGGAGATATAATTGGGTCTTTAAACTTTTTTGATTTAACACAATAATACTATGGCAAATTTTTATAAAAACGCATTCTATGATCCAAGCACTACGGCTGCTGTGACAGTATATACATGTCCATCTAATGCAAATGCAATCATTCAAAACATACAAGTGACTAATGAATCTGGAAGTAAGTTATTAAAATCATCTATTAATG